CCCTTTTCCTCCAGCCTCTTCACGTCGCTTTTCTTCACGTCGGAGATCTGGCCTCTCTTGAAGCGATCCTTTCCGAACTTCACATTCATTAGCCACTTGGCCTTTATGGTTGATTTCTTGGCCATTGAAAATTCCTCCTCTCAATAACAAGCCCGCCGGTGAAGGCGGGCCGGTTTATCGATCGTTGCCTGGATTAATCGGTGTGTACGGTAGCTATGAACACGGTATCGATCCCCTCGAAGGAAGGAAGCCCGATCATTGAAACAACGGTTTCAACGTTCACAGGAACTTCGGCTTTCTTTATCGTGGTGAGTGCGACTCCGGTGTTGACAATCTCAACGTCTGCGTTTTCAGCGGTCATGAGATCCGACTCTTCAGGAGTAGTACCGAACACGCTCGATCCGAGAGTTCCAGCGGGCAAGAGAGTGAACACGTTGTCAGGGAAGAACTGTGTAGCAGCTCCGGCGGCGTTCTTGTATTTCTTCGAGTACACCGCAATCTGAACCTGCGTGAATTCCTCAATTACCCTTCTGACGTTGGCCTCGGTCGGTAGCAGTTTGAGGTTTGTGATGTGGGTCTGTATCGCCTCGTTGTTAAGGAGATACTGGAATGTCGCTCTCGAACAGATTGCCCTTGTGGGTCTCGTTCCGGTGTCGTCTTCGATCACATCGGCCCAGTCGATGATGTCCTGAATCGGAGTGGAATCATCGAGATCCGACCATCTTGAAGTTGTCTCAAGAGTCTCCATGTGATCGGTATCAAAGCCGTAGTCATAGTCAAGAGCGTTTCCGTTCTCGGTTATAGCTATCTTTCCAGTACTGAGAAGCTGCATCCTCATTCTTTCCCATACGACCTCAGCGGATTCGATAAGGCCGCCAGCGTCGTCATAGATGTTTCCGAGAACGACATCGATAGCCTTCTGATTTCCACTTGCTATGAGGTTGTTAAGGTTCTGCCTGTCCTTCTCATTGATCGTCATAGCCTCTCTGAAGAAAGGCATTTCGGTCACGATCTTTGTGAATCCAATCCTGTCTCTGAGCGTCGGCTTGGTATCGAATGCCGAGGGTTTCAGGGAGACAGGAAGGCCCTTCGAGCCTTTGAGCCAGGACAGCTCCAGTCCGAGCTGTTTCTTTCCCGGGAAGAGTGTCGCTCCGAGATACGGCATTCGGTTTGAAGCACCCTCAAGCCAGTAGGCAGCGATTTCTTTAGCTGTTACGTAGTCAAATATAGTCGCCATTGTCAATCACCTCTTACACGTCGAAGAACACGATTCTGCCCTTGAGGGCTTCAACCGCGTCATCGCATGGGTCTTCGTCAAGTTTGCTCTTGTCGATGAAACCCCAGACAATCATTGCTCCAGGAGCATCACCGTGAGTCACGTCAACGTCGTAGAGAAGCACACCTTCGGCTTCGTATCCAGAGCCGTCGTCTCCGCCAGTAAGAGCAGTCGCGGCAACGGCAATAGCGACTGTTGAGTCCTCTCCACTCACTGTCGCATTAACAAGCTGCTTGGCAATCAGATGCGAATTGATTGCGGCCACAACTTCTGCTACTGTCGAAGTAATTGCTCCGGTTCCATCGGTGGCAAGCGAGACAACAATTGTATCTCCGCTGACACTAACGCTGAGTGCTTGACTGGTTGCCGAAGGATCTAGAAGCTGAACCTTGAGGCTATTTCCCGCTGCCCCGGGTTCTACGGCAGCAAGAATTATGGAGACCTCCGCACCCAAAGTGTCGTCAATAACGAGTTCAGCACTTGCAGCTACCGCAGGATCGTTCTTTTCGACCACTGGCTCAGTCGGATTTTCAAGCACTGCCTTCGTGTTCCCTCCGACAATAGTTCCCGCCTTGACGATGTACTTCCCATCGTCGTTGACGACTACACCTGTCTTATCGACGAGAACAGGAGTGGCAACGAACTCATTGTGCTTGAGAATCGTAACCGGATGGTCGTATGATGTTGATTCAAATTTGCTCATAGTTCTCTTACCTCCTTAGTTGCCGAAGTATTCTTTTTGATGCTTCACGATCTCTTCGGCCTGTTTTCTTTCAGTTGCGAGTCGCTTTCCCAAACTGCTAACCTCTGTTGGAGCCACTTTTCCGGGTTTCACGATCCCGTCCGGCCCTTTCTTCTTCAGCTCCTCGAGGTGCGCAGCCTTAGTCTTCTCGATGTTGCTCACCAGAGTCTCAATCGACTTCAAGATCTCCGGCTCGTCGTTGCCAGACACGAGATCTCCCCAGAGGTTTGGATCGAGTCCTTTCTCTCTCAACTTCTCTCTCGTGAGGATCTTCAGTTTCTCGGCCTCGTATTCCTTTTTGAGAGCTTCACGCTGTTGCCTTTCCAGTTCGAGAAGTTCTTTCCATTTGCCCTCTGCTTCGAGCTTCTTTTTCTCGATCTCGGCTTCGAGTTCTTTCTTCGCGTTCTCCCTCGCCGTCTGTGCGGCTTTTGTGGCTATGCGGTCAAGTTCCGATTGTTTGTCTTTTTGGATCTTGTCCCACACGTTCTTGGGAATCTTCACGCCTTCGAACTCGATGAAGGCTTCAGGTTCGGCCTTTTTCTCTGGTTCTTTCTTCTCGTCCGGCTTTGGATCTTTCTTGTCGGTTCCTCCTCCGGTCACAGTCCCTTCGCTCCCGTCTGCGAATGACTGAAAGACTCCCTGGAGTACCCGTCTTATGAGTTCTTCCATTACTCATTCCTCCCTTAAATTAAGTTGCGTTAATTGATCTATAATTAACGAATGTTCGTGACATAATTAAACGGCCTCTAAGGGCTTGAGGACCGTTGTGTAGTAACACCGACAGTGTGGATGAGGCACGATCGGCACTTTGTCTGGTGGATATATTCCCGGGCCGAGGTCGTAGAGATCCGCGATCGCTAGGTTCTCACAGACAGAGCAGTCGTACTCTGTCCGCGACCTGTTCCACTTGATCCCCTTCACGAACGGAAGGCTCTTCGCCTGTTCAACATACGAGGTCCTGTACGCCCTCTGAATCTCCGTTCTCGCCACCCTGGTCGCGTTGTAGTCGAGTTTTTTCTTCACGTACTTCTCGATAGCCCTTTGAGCGTCCTCAGGTGCGAGATCCGCTATGAACCGCTGCATCTCTTTCGAAAGCTGAACGGGCTGCTGGTCCGCGAACTCGAGAAACTGCTTTCCAAGAGATCTCGCAGATTTCCCGAGCTGGATATTCCTCGCGATCGTGTTCTCCATCGTCCTTTGAAAGCTGGCCGCGTCTCGCCAGATACGGTCCGAGAGTGTCAGGCCGTCTTCCGCAACAAACTTGAGCCACGAAACGGTCGCGGGCTTGTTGAAGTCGAGAAACTGGACCCACCGTGTCCCCACCTGTCGGTACACGGCCCCGGAGAAGATTGAATAGACGTTCGAGCCTCTCTCGACTCTGAACTGTTTTGGGACCTGCTTCTCCAGCTCTCGAAGGTACGCCTTTCTCGCCGCGATCTCGGTCTGCGACAGAACGTCGTCGAAGAGCCCTTCGAGTTTCAGGCCGTACTCCTTAGCAATCGTGCGTATCTTCTTCTTCAGTTCAGGCGAGAACTTCGGGATGCGGGAGTCCACCGCCTCTCTCATGGATTCAAGAACGGGCTTCAGGACCTCTTCGAGATACCGCCTGTCCCATTCATTCATGAGAGCGAGATCTACTCTCATTGACTATCCTCCGCCATCTCCTGAAGTGTTCCAACCCTCAGAGCGTTGGCCGAGGTCTCGTTCTCCTGCTCGATCATTTCCCAGACCTCTTCGGGAGTCTCATCGAGATCGAGAAGATTCACGACTAGCTTTGAGGCTATCTTTCTAGGCAACAATCCGGCCGCTATCGCTTCGGAGATGATAGAGATCTTTTCTCTCGCGTCTTCGTTGAGGACAGGCTGGAAGGAGACATCAACTTCCCATTCGAAGCCGAGCATTTTCCCGGCCATGTTCCAGATGTCCTTCAAGGATTCTTTGAGTCTGGATCGGTAGTCCTCGATGACAGAGACGAGATCTGTGAGTTTAAGAGCGATCGCATATCCCGATAGCCCCGAACCGCTGGCAATTTCTGCGAGGAGAAGCTCGGGATATTCCTTCATGAGGGACTGCTTGATCCTTTCTTTTTCCTCCGCTGCTATTTTCATCACATTGCCCTGCATCTCCAGATACTTCGCCGTTCCCTCTTCCATGTCCCAGATCCTTGCGTACTTCCTTGATTGCTGTTGAGTTATGTATTCGTAGCCTTCTTCCTGATGAGTGTGCTCGTCCTGAGTGTCATCTTCGATCTCACCGAACTTCCCCACGATCGGAGGGTTCGCGTGGAGATCGCTTATCTCTCTGAGATCCCATTCGAGTTTGTTGACGAGATCTATCGAGTCGGCAATAGAGTCGACCCTTCCGAGTCCAATAGTCTCATCCTTACCCGAGAGTCCGAAGAATTCAATGAAGGGAACGAAGCCCCAGGCATTAGGCCCTGACTTCTCATCTATCAGTTCATCGCCCTTGTAATACTCGAATTCAGTCTCGGAGATCTTGATGACTATCGGATTCTCTTCATCGTCAAAGCCGTGAAGCTCAACATATATGACCTGCCCCGAAGCGTCTCTCTTGACTTCCTGAACCTGTGACTTCTCATACATGATAAGGTCTATCGACTTCATCACGCCTTTGTCATAGACCGGCACAGCCTGAACTCCGACGTACCCTTCCATGAGAATGAAGAGGGCGATTCGAGTCTTGAGAAAGTCCCAGTTATTCCAGTCCTTCAGGGCCTCGAAAGCCTCAGTGAACTTCTCCTCTACCACGAGCTTCAAACCTTTCAACAGAAGAGCCTTGTCGGTGTTTATAATCTTCCTGACAGGATTGAACACCTGTGAGACTGTTCTCGTCAGGTTTCTAGCCTCGTTGTACTCTTTCGTGTAGGCCGTCTTTCTTTCATACAGCCGCCACAGGACCTCTGTATCTTCCATCCGCAACATTCAAATCACCTCAATCTCCTGACTCGCACTCTAGTTTTGGGTCTATCCGCTCCCGAGATCTGTTCTACCAGTCCGGTCACGGCATCGGGAGCGTCATCATGTTCGTTCTTCCCCTCTTTCTGGTAGTTGTTCATAGCCGCGAAGAAGTCGGGCCATCTATCCCGCCAGTTCCAGGGGAAGTACACGTGTTGAACGACGTAACTGCTGCTGGACAGGATTCTCGCCTTCTTGTTCTTCGATTGATGGAACCACTTGATACCTGGTTTCCTGCTCTTGTGAGCCTCCCAGAGGATTCTCTGAACACTTCGAGCGAATCCACGACCTCCGTTGTTCGATTCGATGATGGCCTCGTCAACGTCGTGTTCGTGAAGTCTCCGGGCAGTCTCGGGTTCGGTGATTTCCATCGCTTCCTTCGTGTAGTAAACGTCCAGTATCCAGGCTTCCTTCTCCCTGACACCCGCGATGACGTTGCACAGATAATCGTCGCCCTGGTCGGCAGTGTCGGCATAGGCTATGATCTTTTCAAACTCTTCAGGCGTGGAATTGTAGAGAAGGAAGTTCGAATAGAGCTTGCCTTTGATATCTACCGGCTCCTGATGGAAGTTCGCTGCGAATATCGCCGGGTCCATCGTCTTCTTCAGTTCTTCATACCTCTGCCTCGAGAGTAGGTC